AGGAGACACCGTGTCAGCAATCGCACCCCCCGTTCTGATCGAGCCGCCGCAGATCGAGCGGTCCACCGGCGGCCTGTACTCCGTCGCGCCACCGCAGCCGGGCCCGGTCGTTCAGGGGAGTGGCCGCCGGTGGGAGAACGGCATCGAATACCAGTCGGAGATCTGCGCCGAGACCCAGACATGGGCCATCACCTGCGGTACTGATCCGGAGCGCGCCGACAAGACCTTCGACCAGACCTTCAACATGGTCGGCGGTACGCCGTTCGTGTCGTACCTGGGCGTCCAGTGCATGCTCCCCGGCCACTCGCTGGAGCAGTACGAAGCCTCCGTCCGGAACGCGCTCGACCTGTGCGAACAGCGCTCCATCGAGCGGGCGTTCTGGACCGGTGACCTGGGCAACGATCCGCACTTGGCGAGCGGTGCCTACGACGCGGTGACCAACCCCGACGGCGTGCACATCCTGGGCGGCTCCGACGTGACCGCGCTCAGCCTTGTCGGCGGCATCTCCGAGCTGGAGAGCTGGCTCGGGGACAGCTACTGCGGTACGGGCGTTCTCCACGCACCGCGCACCATCGCGCCGTACGCCGCCCAGGCGTATCAGATCGAGGGCAGCAATCCCCGGCTCACGACCGTGCTCGGTACTCACTGGGCGTTCGGCGCTGGGTACAGCGTCAACACCGGCCCGGACGGAACTGAGGCCGCCGACGGCACCGCCTGGATCTACGCCACCGGCCAGGTCAACATCTGGCGGTCGCCGATCTGGATCCAGCCCGGCGCGCTGGAGCAGGCGTTCAACCGGCTGACCAACGATGTGGAGCTAGTCGCTGAGCGCGCCTTCGTGATCACCCGTGAGTGCTCGCTGGCCGCCGTCCGCGTGAACCTCGACTGCGATTGCTTGGAGAAACGGAACATGTCCAACGTCCTGATCAACATCACCGTCCACGCTCGCGGTGAGATGGCCACGAAGCTGCTGGAGGCCGCCGACGAGCTGGGGCTCCCGCAGAGCGTCATCAAGACCACCAGTGAGGGCTTCCGGGTTCCGACGGAGGTCCACCAGCACCTGTTCCCTTCGGTGTACGAAGACCGCGACGAAGGCGACAGCGACCCGGTAGTCACGCTCCACGGGGACGCCAGCACCGAGGGGGACCAGGAGCCTGGTGATCCGGCCGACGACTTCAGCGAGGACGACGACGAGGACCAGTACGACACGATGGACTTCCCGGAGCTGCGCGAAGCTGCGAAGAGCCGGGAGCTGAGCGCGGGCGGTTCGGCGGATGAGATCCGCGCCCGCTTGCGGGAGGCCGACCAGAGCTGATCGTGGCCGACGATGCCGCCGGGGGTTGCGCAAGCCGTGACTACCGGCGGCATTTTCGTGCAGAAAGGTGTAACTGACTAACACACAAAAGCACTCGCCCGATATTGCCTGACCATCAATATCGTAAACGAATGCTTACAAAGGGGCACCAATGACCAGCGGGGATGTGGTGGCCATTGTCGGAGCCGCAGCCACACTGATAACCACAGTGGCGAGTGCGGTAACCCTGATCCGACGGCACTCCGAAGATCTTTCGAAACGTGAACAGATAGACCTCGAAGACTGCTCAGCCTGGAGACGTACCGCGCGCCGGGTGATCCGGCAACTCCGTGATTTGCTTGCTGAGCACAACATTCCAGAGCCGGAGGGGCTGGACGATGAACTATCAGGAAGACGAGCAGATGCGGAAGAGAAGTAAGGGCGAGTGGCGGCCAATCGTCGCGCTAGTCATCTCGGCCGCCGCGCTGTTCCTGATCCTGGGGTACGTCTTCTGGGGGAAACTCCACGAGACCAAGCGCGCCGACGACGCGACCGGCACAGCACAGAACGCCCAGGCCGACGCGAAGACACTTGCCCAGGGCATCCAGAAGGCATGTGCGCAGAAGGTCGCCGAAGTCGCGCAGTACTGCGAGACGGCCAACCAGGTGATCCAGCAGAAGACGATCGAGGGACCCCGGGGACCGACCGGTGACACCGGCCCGCGAGGCATCCAGGGCAGCCCGGGAGCCAGCAGCACGATCCCCGGCCCAACAGGCAAGCCGGGACAACCAGGTAAGCCGGGAGCCAGCAGCACGATCCCCGGCCCCGGGGGTCCAACCGGCCCTCCTGGCTCCGACAGCACAGTCCCCGGTCCGGGCGGCCCGTCAGGTCCTCCAGGAGCTGACAGCACGATCCCTGGCCCCACAGGTCCAACCGGCCCGCCCGGTGCCGACAGCACCGTTCCTGGACCCAGCGGCAAAGACGCGGCCAGCATCGTCACGATCACCTGTACCAGTCGCCGTCCGGCCACCTTCGTCTTCACGTTTTCCGACGGCACTGAGCAATCAGTGACGTGCACGGCTCCGGCAAGCCCGACTCCCACGTCTACGCCGATCATCCAGGTACCCTGATGGTGCTGCTGCGCTTCGGGCCGGGCCGACCTCCAGGGATCAGGTGACATGGCTCGCTGTGGATGCGCCAGTTCATCGTGCGCATGCGTCGTAGTCGGCGGGGTCGGCGCGAGCGTCTCCGGGAACGGCTCCAACGCCGACCCGTTCGCCGTCAACATCGCCCCGAAGCCAGCCATGGGTGCGGTCGCCTTCACCTGGGACGACGGCTGGGACTCGCACCCCGGCGTGGCCACGATGCACGCGCAGCGCGGGCAGCGGGCAACGTTCTACATCACGTCGAACCTGCTCGGTACATCGCAGCACATGCCCGCCAGCGCGCTGCCCGCCATCGCTGAGTTGGGCCACGAGATCGGCTGTCACAACGCCGACCACATCGACATGACCGGCCTGACCCCGGCGACCCGCGCGCCCCAGTGGAACTCCGCCGCGACGATCGAAGGGCTGGTGGGCGGTGGATACAAGATCACGTCGTACGCCTACCCCCTGGGCAACAACAACCTGACCTGCAACCAGGAGGCGTACGGCCGGTTCGACCGGGTGGCCGCCATCGGGCTGTCCCAGGGCTACTACACCGGAGCCAGCGGATACGGGCCCTGGCTGTACGAGTCGAACTTCGAAGGCTTCAAGCACGGCCGGTTCCCCTGGTCGCAGACCACGCACACGCAGTTCATGCAGCTCCTGCGCAACTACGTGGCGAAGCGCTCCGGATTGCTGTCGGTGTACGCCCATCAGATCGGCAACCCCGACACCCCGACCATGGTCCAGGTGACGGAGGCACTCGACTTCTGCCAGGCAGCGGGCATTCCTTGCATCACCGAACGCGAGATGTTCCCGGCTCCAAAGATCGTCAATCCCGGATTTGAGAACGGGCTCGAAGGCTGGACCGTCATCACCGCCGGAACGATCGGCAATACCGCAGTCACCGACGTGATTGCCGACGCTCCCGCCACCGGCCTTTCCGGAACCAACTCGCTGCGCATTACCGCGCCCCCGGGCATGACCTCTTCGGACTCCGTGCACGTCCTCCAGACAATCCCGGTCCGGCCGGACACGGCGTACGCCGTGTCAGCTCGCGTCCGGCACGACGGCTCACCCGTCGGCGCGGGGAAGTACTCGGTCCGGATCAACGAGTACAACGAAGCGGGCAACACCGTGCCCAGCCGGTCGGTCCGGGGAAACGCGTCAACCGGAGCATGGGCGCAGAGCGTCGCCACTCCCGCCGTGGACGCGACGATCTACACCCTGGCTGGCAAGGTCACATCGGACACCCGGTACGTCACTGTCGGGCTGTACGTCCAGGAACTCTCGGGGGTGTTCTACGGCGACCACGTGAACTTCGCCCCGACCGAGGAAGGGTTGCTGGGCTGATGGCCAGATGTGGATGTGCGGGAAACGACGGCGTATGCGCGTGCGTGATCACAGCCGGGACCAACACTTCGGTCTCGGGTGACGGCTCGTCCACGCAGCCATACACCGTCTCCGTGTCCTGCGAAGCCATTCAGGACTGCATAGGTGCGATCCTCGGACAGGGCCTGACGTACAACGACCCGTCCAACCTGATCAGCGCGAAGGTCTCGTCTCAGTCCGGGAACCAGCTCTCGTTCGGCCCGGACAACGGGCTGTACGTTCCGGCCGCCACGTCGTACGAGACGCCGCTCACGGCGGACTTCACCCACACGATCGCGGCAGCGGCCAACACGTACGAGAAGATCACCGAGCTGGCAGACCTGAACATCGCGGAGGCAGGCACCTACCTGGTCCAGTACTCCGCCCGGGTCGTCGCCGCGATCCCCACCGGCACCGCAGCGGTCAACACCGGCACCGTCATGGCGCTGCACCGGAACAACGTCCTGGTGCCGAACACCGAGTCCCGGGGGGCGCTGGTCTCCCAGGGACTGGCGTCCACTTCGGAGCCGGTTCTCCAGGTCCAGGGGACCGCCGCATCACAGTGCATCGTGGTCTGTGCGGCCAACGACAAGCTCTCTCTGTACGGGAAGCGATCCAGCTCCACAGCGGGCACCGTCAACAGCGTGAACAACGACGACGGGGGCCGCGTCAAAATCACTGCCGTCCGTATCCGGCTGTAACCTAGACCTTGACGTAGACACACCGCTGGCTTCGGGCCGGGTTCCCTATCGACTCATCGAGAGGACCCGGCTCAATGCCTTCCGAATCCTGGGCTAGCGTGCGCGGTACGCGCATGCGGCTGACCCGCCTGGACGACTGCTGCAAGCCGCTCGCGGCGGCCACGACCTGTGCCTTCCTGGTGTCGAAGGGCTTCGTCTCCGTGGCGTACAGCCCGGAGATCAGCGAGGCCGAAGAGATCGAGCTGAAGAACGCCAGCGGCGACATCTGTGTGACCGACCCCGGTTGCGACGTGCTGAAGTGGGTCAACCTCACGCTCAGCCTGTGCAACGTGGACCCGGACATCTTGAGCTTCGTCACCGGCTCTCCGCTCGTACTGGACGCCAACGGCAACAGCGTCGGCAACCGGATCCAGACCGGCCAGGCGTGCAAGGTGAACTTTGGCCTGGAGGTCTGGACGGACATCCCCGGCCAGGACTGTGCGGCCAGCTCCAAGCAGTACGGCTACTTCCTCGCTCCGTGCGTCGGGGGCGGCATCCTGGGAGACTGGACCGTGGAGAACGACGCGCTCAACCTGGAGCTGAACGCCAAGGCGCGCTCTGGCTCCGGCTGGGGTTCCGGCCCCTGGGACGTGGACGAGACGGCAGTCTCGCCCGCGCCGACGGCTCCCGGCCCGCTGCTGACCCCGATCGGCGTCAACGACGTGATCGACCTCCACCTGACCACCATCGCGCCGCCGGACGTGACGGCCGGTTGTGCGCCGATGCCCGCCGCCTAACAGCGGCACCACGAACGGTCGGGCGGTCATTACGGGGCGGTACCGGGGATGGCCGGGCCGCCCGACCCTAACACTGGAGGCAGCGTGTCAGAGCCGGTTCTGGAGTGCGTGAACCCCTGGGAGACCACGTGTCTCTGCGGGGCGCGACACATGCCCTGCTGGCCGCGTCCGGACACGTCATGCTGCGACCGGCTGGAGCCGGAGAACCCGACGCAGGAGCAGACAGACCAGATCGAGCGGATGCTCCACGTGTCCACCGAGATCATCTGGAGACTGTCCGGCAAGCAGTTCGGGGCCTGCCCCGTCACGGTCCGGCCGTGCCGTCAGCGGTGCTCCGACCGGCCGTCGTACGGCTACTGGTCGGGGATGCTCTGGACGCCGGTGCTGGATAACGGGACCTGGTTCAACACCAACTGCGATAAGTGCCGCCCGTCGGGATGCTCGTGCTCGGAGCTGTGCGAGGTCGACCTGCCCGGACCGGTGGCCGAGATCATCCAGGTGAAGGTAGACGGCGAGGTACTCGACCCGTCGGAGTACCGGGTCGACAACGCCCGCAAGCTGGTGCGCACGGCAACCACCGTCTCCGCCACCGCGCCGGATTGCTGGCCGACATGCCAGGAGCTGGCGCGCGCCGACACCGAAGAGAGCACCTTCAGCGTGACGTACCGCCGTGGCCAGGCGGTCCCGCAGGGAGGTCTGTGGGCGGCCGGGCTGCTGGCCTGCCAGCTCATGAAGGCGTGCGACGGCGACGCGGAGTGCAAGCTCCCCGCGAACGCCCAGCGGATCGCACGGCAGGGCGTGACCGTGGAGCTGACGCCGGTGCTGATCAAGGCCGACGCTTTCGCTACCGGCATCCCGGAGGTTGACCTCTGGCTCCAGTCGGTGAACCCGTACAAGTCGAAGGCTCCGAGTCGCGTCTATTCCGTGGACCGGCCCGCGCCGCGCATCCAGACCTGGCCGTGCCCGTGACCGATACGCTCGTTCTTCCTTTCGCCGAACGGCTCCTGACCTGCCTGTGTGAAGCGCTTCAAGACACGATCGCCGGAGCGCCGTGCCGGTGTGCACTCATGCCCGGCACCGCGCCGCCACCGGCGGATATCTGCTGTAACTGCGAAGGTGGCCAAGGGCAAGCATCGGTCCAGATCACCGACGGATTCCCTGTAGTCACAGGGCGTTTCCCGCAGCGAGGTGTCACCGGCACGCTCACCAACTGCTCGGACTACGAGTGGGCCGCTGAGCTGACCATGACCGTCTACCGGTGTGTGAGCGTCGCGGACGACAAGGGCTTCCCGTCGTTTGACGAGCTGATGGCCGACAGCCGGAAGATCGCGGACGACGCCCGGGCCATGCGCCTCGCGCTCCTGTGCTGCGACTGGCGCAACACGCCGCCACCGCCCGGCCGCCAGCAGGGCGACACGATGCCGATCGTTCCCGGCTCGTGGAAACCCCAGAACCCGCAGGGCGGCTGCGCGGGCGGCTCCATGTCCGTGATCGTGCTGGTGGGCTCAGAATGCTGTCCTGTGGTACCGTGATTACGGATCGGGAGCGGAGTGACCGGCAGCTAGGCTGATTAGCTCGTCAGGCGTCCTGCCGGACTTACACTCAGGCTCAGATGTGGATGTGCTTGGTCGGGTCGCGCCCGACGACGTCACGCCACCTGCGGTGCGCACTGCTGGTACGGCCGTCGCTCCCGATCCATCACCAGCCTGACGGGTATTCTGTGACCATGGACCAGGTGAAGATCCGCGCTGCCATCGCCGCTCACGGCCTGGCGAAGAACGACGAAGTAACAGTCGCCGCAACGCCGACGGTGGAGGGTGCCATCCGCAACGGCGTCTTTGTGGAGCTGGCTCGCATCCCGGAGACGCCGCTGACACAGGCGATCCTGGACGACGAAGACAACGTGGACGACGCCCAGAAAGGCGCGGATGACGAAACGCCGGTCCCGCCGATCGAAGAGGTAGAGCTGCCCGACGCCGACGTGGAATCGAAGCCGAAGGGCACTTCGCGTCGCCGTGGCTAGAGTCTCGGTCAGCCTGCATCAAGGGGCGCTGGATCGGCTCCTGCGGCAGCCGGGCGGTCCCGTGTACGACCGCGTGGTCAGCGGGCCGCTGCACCGCACTGAGGCCTTCGCGACGGCGTCCGCGCCCGTGGATACGGGCTTCTTGCGGAACAACCGGTCCATTGAGATCGACGCCGGGCCGGGCTCGCTCAAAGGATCGCTGACATACCACGCGCACTATGCCCTGGCCGTCATGCGCGGAACCGGCATCTTCGGCCCGAAGGGCACGCCGATTGTCCCGAACACCGCCACGTACCTGGTGTTCCGGGGGCGGGACGGGGCGCTGGTCTACGCCAAGTCCGTCAAGGGTCAGCGGGCACAGCCGTTCCTGGCCGAAGCGTTCCGCGCCGCATGTCCGTGGCCGGTCACCATCCATCCCCGATAGGACGATCACATGCAGCAATTCAGCATTGCCGCCAACGACACGGCGCAAGCCGCCGAAGCTCCGGACTACGACCTCTACATCTTCCAGCTCCCGGACCGCACCGGCGAAGAGCTGGAGGACTACGCCGCCGTACGACCCAACGATGAACTGCTCCTGACCCTGACGCAGGACGTGTACCTGTTGCAGGACACACCGGAGAGTTCGATCGACATCCTGAACCGCATCATGCTCCAGACCTTCAACGCCGACGACATCCGCGCCGCGCTGATCGAGGACGGCGGGTACGCCGACACCGAAGGCGATGGGGACGGGGAGCTGTCGCCGTACGGGCTGGATCTCGTCCGGACGAATCAGCGGCTGAAGTACCGCTGGTCCACCAACCCGAAACGCGATCCGCTGGGAACCAGCACGCTGGCGGAAATCGCCGTACACCTGGTGGAGCGCTACACGGGAAAAGCCATTGGGAAGCCGCAAGACTTTCTGCCACGATCGAAGCCCAGTGGGACGCCTTCGAAGCGGACCTCCTCCTCACGAGCGGGCAAGACCCGTGGGAACTCCTCTCGCGGATCAAACTCGCGCGCTTCCTCAACCTCGCGTACCAATGGCTGATCCGCAACGCCGACGAGAAGGAGCGTTTCAAGTTTGACGCCGCTCTCCGGCAGCCGCCGCGCTGGGCGGATCCGGATGCGGTGGACGACCGCACCGCACGGGAGAACGCAGCCGCCTTCATGGCCGCCGCGTCCGCCGGTGGCAGAGGCGTCCGAAGTAGTATGTAACCGCTGCTGAGCTTCGGGCCGGGCACCAAGCTGGAAGGTGTCCGGCCCGTGACGGCTGAAGTGATCGGTGAGGCTCAGGTCCTCATCACCGCCGACTTCAGCACGTTTGATGAAGAGCTGCGCGCGAAGCTGACCAACGCCGCGCGCAAGGCCGGGAACGACGCTGAGAAGGTGCTGAAGCGCTCCGGCCAGCGTGGGGGCAAGGCCTTCGCTGACGGCATCTCTCAGGCCGCGAACCGCGAAAAGGCACTGGACTCCATCCGGGCGTCTATTCAGCGCCTGGAGGCCGCGTCAGTCCGTGCGGGGGACACTCAGACGGATGCGGCCAACAAGGTGGCTCGCGCGGAGGCCGCGCTGGCGAAGGCGAAGCGCACGACGTCGCTGGTCACCCTGGACGGCGCGGAGAAGATCATCGCCGCTGAACAGCGCGTGGCGAAGGCACACCGCGACGCCGCACGCGCCGACGATCTGGCGCGCGTCGCCAGCCAGGGACTCCTGGCCGCCCGGCACAAGCTCGATGCCGAAGCCGCCAAGCCGCTGTCCCTGTTCGGCGGAGGTGGCGGCAACAAGGGAGCCAGCAAGGCCGGAGAGGACGCCGGGAATTTCTTCTCCCGCGCCTTCCGGGCAGCCGCCGCACGCGGGATCGGCCGGGGTCTGTTCACGGGTCTGATCGCCAGCGCGGGCGGACTGGTCACCGCGCTGTCGCCGCTGTCCACGTTGCTGGGTGGCGGCTCCGCTGCCGTCGTCGCGCTTGCGGCGGCCCTCGCCCAGGCGTCCGGCGCGGCCATCTCGCTGGGCGGCGTGCTCGGTTCGCTCGGTCTGGCGGCTGTCGCGCTGAAGGTCGGTTTCTCCGGCGTCGGCGACGCGATGAAGGCGCAGAGCGCCGCCCAGGCGGAGCTGGCGGCCACGGGCAAGGTCAGCGAGGCGACACAGAAAAAGCTCGATGCCGCGCTGAAGGGCCTGGCTCCGTCGGCGGCTGCCGTGGTGAAGCAGCTCGGTGCAATGGCCCCCGCGTGGCAGGCCGTCTCACGGTCGGTCCAGCAGAACCTGTTCACCGGCGTCAGCACAGTGATCGCGAACCTGGGGAACCGGTACCTGCCGATCCTGACGAGCCAGCTCGGTGCGGCGGCTACCACGCTCAGCCAGACCGCTCAGGGCTTCGGCCGGTTCCTGAACACGTCCTCCCGCGCTGGGCAAATCTCCACGATCTTCTCCGGCTTGAACGGCATACTGCGCACCCTCCTGTCACCCCTCACCACGCTGGCGGGTGGCTTCCTGGACATCTTCACGAAGTCGCTCCCGTTCGCCCAGCAACTGGCCAGCGTGCTGGCATCGATCGGAACCAGCTTCGGGGAGTGGCTGTCGAAGGTTGCCTCCAGCGGCCAGTTCACGACCTTCATGCAGAACGCGATGACCCTCGCGGGCACCCTGTTCCAGCTCCTGGGCAACATCGGATCGATCATCGGCTCCGTGTTCGCCGCCGGAGCATCGTCAGGCGGCAACCTCCTGACGATCCTGAAGAACCTCACCGGGGAAGCCGCGCTGTTCCTCCAGTCCGCCGAAGGCCAGAAGGCGCTGGCGTCGTTCTTCGGGCTCATCGGCCAGGCCGGTCAGGTCGTCGTCGGCGTCTTCAAGACCCTGTCCCCGCTGCTGTCCGGGATCGGCTCCCTGTTCCAGGCACTCCAGGGGCCGATCAAGGTGCTGGGCGCTGCCCTCACAGGCGTGTTCGGCACCCTCGCTACCACGCTCGGTGGTGCCCTCGCCCAGCTCGGTCCCGTGATCGGGCAGCTGGTGGTGGCCCTTGCCCCCGTGGTCACGATCCTGGGCGGGGTGCTGAACGGCGCGCTTCAGGCCGTCGTCCCGCTGATCCTCACCCTGGTTACGGCCTTCGCTCAGCTGGTGCCCGCTCTGGCCCCGCTGGTGCAGATCCTGGGCGCTGCCCTGGTCAACGCGATGGTCCAGCTGTCCGGCCTGCTCGTGCAGATCGTCCCGGTGCTGGCACAGTTCATCGCCGCGATCGCCGCCGGACTCCAGCCCGTGCTGCTGGCCCTCCAGCCGGTGCTGGCCACCCTGATCGCGTCGTTTATCCAGGTGGTCCAGGCGCTCCTGCCGATCCTGACCAGCCTGCTGCCGCTGGTCCCAGCCGCAGCCCAGCTCAGCCTGGCGTTCACCAATCTGGTGATCGCGATGCTCCCGCTGATCACGTCTGTCCTCGCGTCGCTGGCATCCCTGCTGGTCCAGCTCGCGCCGACCATCGCCGCACTGGTGCCGTTGGTCGTCTCCCTCATCACCCGCTTTACCGGGATGGTGACCGCGATCACCCGCGTGGTGGCCGCCATCGCCAGCTTCGTCGCCGGGGCCATCTCGAAGTTCGCCCAGCTGCGCGGGCAGGCCATTTCGTTGATTTCGTCAATGATCTCCGGAATCGTCTCGTTCTTCGCCGGTCTGCCCGGCCGGGTAGCCGGGCTGATGGCCAGCTTTGCGAGCGCGGTCCGGACCGGCGTCGACAAGGCGGTCGGGTTCTTCAAGTCGCTGCCGGGCAAGGTCGCGGCGGCTGTCTCCGGACTGGCGTCCGCGCTGTTCACCGCCGGGGCTCAGGCGGTCGCCGGGCTCGTGAACGGCATCAAGTCGAAGGCGGGCGAGGTGCTGTCGGCCGCACAGGATCTCGCGAGCAAGGTGAAGTCCGGCATTGGCAACGCGCTGAAGATCTTCTCCCCCTCGCGCGTCACCACCGAGCAGGGCGAGCAGGCGGGTCAGGGTCTCGCGAACGGCATGCTGAACAAGGTCCGCACTGTCGGCCGGGCGGCCACCGACCTGGCCAACGCCGTGCCGTCGGCCATCGGCAAGACGCTGACGAAGTTCAACTCCTCCCTCATCAGCCTGTCCAACTCCCTGCCCGCCAGTGCGAAACGCCGTATCGACGCGGTGGTGTCGTCGGGCAAGGCGCAGTTCGATGCCCTGGGCAAGGCGTCAGCGGCCCTGGACGCGAAGATGAAGGCCAGCCAGTCCAAGCTCCAGGACCTGCTCCAGAAGAGCCAGCAGCTCGCACAGAGCGTCGCTCAGGCCGTACTTCAGACGGGTGACATCACCCAGGGGCAGGACACGTCCTTCAAGGGGATCGTGTCCCGGCTTCAGTCGGCGGTGACCAACGCCCGGAACTTCACGAAGGTCATCGCCGCGTTGCAGAAGTCGGGCCTCAACTCCACGTCGCTTCAGCAGATCGTCAACGCCGGACCGGAGGCAGGCGCGGCCATCGGGCAGTCCCTGCTGAACGCCGGTCGCGCCGGAATCACGCAGGTGAACAAGCTCCAGACCCAGCTCCAGACTGCCGCCAACCAGGCCGCGAAGTCCGCCAGCAACGCCATTTTCGGGCAGGGCATCGCACTGGCGCAGGGCGTCGTGACCGGGCTCGCGCGCCAACGGGCCAACCTGGACAAGCAGATGACCCGGCTCGCCGACGTGCTCGTACTGCGCGTGCTCAAACTCCTCCAGTCGCTGAAGCTGCCGGGCGTCAACACCCTGAAGATCCCCGGCCTGAAGGACGGCGGAGTTGTCCAGGGCAACGGTGCTACCGGCATGCTCGCCCGCGTCGGCGAGTACGGCCGGAAGGAAGCAGTGATCCCACTGGAGCGCCCGAAGCGTGCCCGCGAGCTGCTGGACTCCACCGGCCTGTCCGCGCTCGTTGCCGGAAGCAAGGGCGGCACGTCGAAGACGGTAGAGGTCCCGATCAACGTCGCGGGCAACGTCGTAGACTACGAAGCGTTGACACGACACATTGAGGGTGTCCTTCAGCGATACGGCTTCCGGCCGAAACTGGGGATCGTGACTGCGGGGGGTGCGCTCTAGTGGCGGTTGAGTCCTGGCTGTGTCTGGGCGGCATCGAGCTGACCAGCTCGTGCCGGTCGAGCGTCTACGCCGCCAACGGCTTCCGGCCGTACGGCGTAGAGATCAACGCGTGCGGCTGCTGCGGTACGCCTGACCAGTGGGCAGCGGCGATGGAGGACGCGCCGTACACCAACCCCACCGCCGACGACGCGCCGTGGTACTCCGCCAGCGAGCCGAACTCCGGCGACTTCGGTGGGTTCATGGTTACCGCGATCGACGGACTGGGTGCGGGGCCGATCACCCGCAGCCTGACCAAGCGCGCCAACGGCCGGGGCTCGTTCCTCGGACCCGCCATCCAGGACTCCCCGACGATCACGGTCACCGGCGTCCTGTTCGGCAAGACGTGCTGTTCCGTGGACTACGGACTCCGCTGGCTCGGGACGGTGCTCCAGGGCTCGTGCGGGGCCGACTGCAACGGCGACGAGCTGTCGTTCCTGGACTGCTGCCCGACCTTCGGTGCAACGCCGTTCGCCGACCTCACGCCCCACCTGCGGTACCTGGAGGGTGTCCAGCTCGTCGCGTCGCCGAAAATCGTTCAGAAGTATGGCTCGTGCTGCGGGAGCTGCAACGGTACGACGTACATGCAGATCCAGTTCCAGCTGGCCGCGACGGCTCCGTGCGTCTACCGCGACCCGGTGACAGTGGCCGACGAACAGCCCTTCGACGCGGTGGACCCGACGGACTGTGACATCACCTGGGTGGTGCTTGCCGACGGCCAGGAATGCCCGGACGACTCCTGCCCGGACCCGATCGACTGCACAGTGGATCCGTCGTGCGCCGCACTGCCCGCGCCGCCGAAGGCACCCGTCCCGTTCAACCCGTGCATCTGTACGTCCTTCAACACCCGCCGCGTGGTCGTGGAGATCCCGGCCGGAACCATCCCGGAGTTCACCGAAGGCCTTCCCGTGGCAGTCGTGAAGTCCGGCTCCAACGAGATGCGCCAGGTCCGGGTGCGGTTCTGGCTGGCCAACGACGGCGAAACGATCGATGACCTGGACGACTGCGACACCTGCGGTGAAGTCACGCTGTCACGCATCCCGGCCAGCTCGTCCTTCACCTTCGACGCCAAGCACCGCCGGTCCACGATCCAGTGCCCCGGTGCGGCCATCACCGACGCCACGCCGCTGATGGGGTCGGCGGGCGGGCGGCTGCCGATCGAATGGCCGGAGATCGCGTGCGCCGGTGCGCGGTTCCTGATGTCCGTGGAGGCCGACTCCGACAGCGTGGCGCTCGATGCGTCGGTGAGCCTGGATATCGTCGCGGCCGAATGCTACGGATCGGTGGCCTGATGGCGTGCCGACTGGGCTCCTGCCGCGCCGACAGCTACCGGGTCGTGGTGCGCGACCGCACCGGGCCGGAGATCGTGGAGCTGGATTTCACACAGCTTGACTGGGACCGGCGGCTGTCCGGCATCTCCGAAGCCACGGTCCAGATTCCGCCGGGCTGCTGCGACCGGCTGGCCGACGTGTGGCCGTGGCGGCATGAGCTGGCCATCAGCCGCGACGGCGAAGAGGTCTGGACAGGGCCAGTGCGGGTGACGCCCAACTGCACGTCCGGAAACGTGCTGAAGGCAACTGACATGCTCGGATGGTTGCAGAAGCGCGTGATTCACAACAACCACGACTGGACCGCGCTGCCCGGAATCGGCTCCGTACCGGCCGCCGTGGAGCTGATCCAGGACGGCTTCGCACCCGACGACCCGAACGTCCTGAAGTACCTATTCAGCGTCGGTACCGGAGTCGTCGGCGGACGCTCGTACGTTGCCAACAGCAAGTACGTGATCGACGCGCTGGACGACTTGGCGAAAGGCTCGATCGATTACACCACGATCGGCCGACGGATCATCGTCATGCCGTCCGGCTACGAGCTGAGCCGATCCACGCTGGTCACCTGCGACAACTTCCAGGGCGACGTGTGCACGACGGTGGACGGCGACTCCGCCGCGACGCGCGCCGTCGTGACGGGGCTCGGTGTCACCGGCACCGCTGGAGGCGTGGACCCCTACTTCGGCTTGCTGGAAGTCCTGGTGGACGACCAGCAGATCGGCCGCCAGGCGACGGCCGACGGACAAGCGGCTGGGCTCTTGCAGGGCACGAATCCTCCCCCCGTGTTGGTTCAGCCCCCGCAGGGGTCCAGCCTTACCCCGGACACGCCGATCTGCCTGGAAGACCTGGTGCCGGGCATCACGATCCCGGTCAACGTGACCTGTACGTGCCGGACCGCACTTCAGGACATGCGGCTATCGCAGCTCAGTGTGTCCGTGACCGATGACGGGGAGACGATCGCACCGCTACTGGCTCCCTTGGGATTCACCGTAGCGGGGAGTGGAGAATAAGCCGTGGCTAATGCTTGTGTAGATGCGAACGACTTCCAGACGGACTCCGGCGGGCGGCTCCAGCTCAACCCGGAGTACCTGCAAACCCCTACCCTCACGTTCACCCGGACGCTGGGCGGGGCGGCGAACGTGTATGCCCAGATCCCAGATATCGCGCCGCTGGCCGTCGTCGTGCCGGGTCTGTACTTGGTGAGCTGGGACGCTCACGGCAACGCGACGAACAACCCGAACAGCCCGGGTACGCCGATCAACTCCTGCGCGCTGGCTGGGCTCGGTCTGAACGGCGCGCTGGTCGGCGGCTCGGAGACGATGCTGGCGCTGAACAGCCTGGGCGGTTCGCCGTCCATCGCGGTCCCGGCGTTGCAGATCCACGGCTCCGGTTCCGGCTCGCGGGTGATCCAGCTCGCGGCAGGTGACCTGCTCTCGATGTTCGGCGCGCGGTCGTCGGACGCGGGCACCAACACCGAGATGATCTCCAACAACCAGGGCCGGTGCCGAATCACGGCGGTGCGGATTGGAACCAGCTGATGAGTGCAACCAGCCAGAACGGCTACACGGCCAATGACAGCTCCCTGACACAGGTGTGGACGATCCCCGGCACCAGCCGGTCCATCCGGCTCCGCAAGGGCGCGCCCGGCGCGCTGCTGGTGGATTACGCCGCCTGGTTCCACCAGCACATCGAACCGATCGACACGGGCCAGCTTGACGATTGGGGCTTCGCCGTCCGGCCGATCCGTGGCCAGGACGTGGAGTACGACAGCGACGGCAACGCCATCAACCTGTCCAACCACGCCAGCGGTACGGCGGAGGACCTGAACGCCACGAAGCACCCGCTGGGCAAGCGCGGGACGTACAGCGCGGCGCACACCGCCGCGATCCGCGCCCGGCTGAAGGTGTACGGCGGGGCCATCCGCTGGGGCGGCGACTACGTCAAGCGCCCGGACGAGATGCACTACGAAATCGTCAAGTCGCCGGAGTTCTGCGCCCAGATCCTGGCCAACCTGACCGCATCAAACACACCCCCGAAAGACACGGAGGACCTCATGGCAGTGACCGAGCAGGACGCCGCGAAGATCGGAGCTGCAACAGCGGCTGCGCTCGCGCCGCTCCTGACCCAGCAGACCGCAGCGGAGTACGCCGGTGATCAGAAGCTGGTGGTTGCCGACAACAACTTCGACTCCCAGCGCGCCGCCTATGAAGCGGTCGCCCAGGCTGAAGCCGCGCACATCCTCGCCGGAGGCGACCCGCACACATCTGCGGAGCTGACCAAGGCGCAGAACGCGGTCTGGAGCTACCTCCGGGTGCTGTGGGTGAAGCCGTCATGAGCCCGGTTCCGAGCATCGGCCGGGACGTGCATTACGTCTCGCACGGCACGCCGGGTGGGGAGTACACGTCGGAATGCCGGGCCGCGAAGATCACGGCGGTGAAGAACAACGAAGAGGTCAGC